TGTGTTGTTAAGTCCGACCTTCCCAGATAACTCGCTATCGTGGTCTGGAGGTCTGCGTATGTCGAGAGTGCCATTTTCTATATCTTTCCATCCAAATGTTCTTGTTCCGATGTGTCCGATTGCTTTTGATAAGTCATGGTCAACATACACCTCAAAACCAGCATCTTGCGCCTTTATACAGAAATGAATATCCTCTCCGATAATTGCACCATGATCTGACCACATGACATTAAACCAAGGTCTAGGAATCTTAGCCAAAATACTTGTTTTTACTAATGTCACACCAAAACCAACTGCTGTTACTTTTTCTATACTCTTGCGTTTTAATGAGTCTAGATGAATCCAACTATGTTCTTTTTCGTTCTTAATGATTAAGTTCATTGCTGTAGGCTTTATAGGCTCTACTCTTGATGTTGCATTAACACCAACAATGTCTTTATTTCTTTCTAACAGCACTTGCAAAGTATCTTTTGGGAATCGCATATCGCTGTCAATCCACAAAAGATAGTCTGCTTTCCAATTCAAGCCTTCTTCGCTCAATCGTTCTCGCTGAGTAAAGATTAATGTGCCTGTCATCTGCATTACTTCTATTTCTACTTTATTGCGCTTACCTTCGTAAGCCATGAGCTTGGCTAAGTCAAAGCAAAAGCCAGCCATTACTTGATCTCTACAAGGTACACATACAACTACTCTTGGTTTTGTCATACTTTGCCTGGTCTTGTACGAAAGAATCTGTTTTCAGGATCGTTTAAAAACTTCTTAAATTCTTTCTCATCGATTACTGCAAAGCCTCGCATAATACCTTTGCGATTGAGAGTGTCGATAATTGTAAAAGGCAAACTAGCAACTTTTGTAAGATCACCCCATTTGTCATGGACTGAGCCAGCATTATATTGTGCTTTGTTTTGTTCTACTATATCTGTTACATCTTGGCTGGTGCGGATGATTAACCCACCTTCGCCATCGTATTCTGCTTCTGTAAACCTTTTAGCTGATTGGTCTACTGATATAAGTTTTGTCATAGAAATAGGGGTGAGTTTTGCCCACCCCTATTCTACATCAATTACAGAGCAAAATTCAAGTCTGCTGCGATACCATGAGCAGCTTCATTACGCATTTCCAAGGTCAACTCAGCAAGCAACTGGGTCTTTTCAGAGTCACCAGTTTTTGCTAATTCGATAGTTTGGAATGGGCGTAAGTAAGCCAATGCTGCATACTCAGGATCAACTACTACTGCATCACGAGTACGCATGAAACGATTTGGAACAATCGAAATAGAACCAAAGTCGCTCAAATATACATCGGCTGCACCAATGATGGTCGTAGGAGCATCACCAGGAGCCATGTAGCGTTGTGCTGCAATACCTGTAAACTCAGAAGTCTTTTGTTTACCGATTGGGCTTACATACATAACCTTTGGATTGCCACCGCTAATGTACGCTTCACGGATGATCTCTTTCAAGATTGTTTCTGTGAATGTACGAACAACACCATCGGAACGAGTGGTTGAGCCAGCAGTTGTTGGATCAGCGCCGCTTGTGCCAAAAGATGTGTTGGATTTCAACCATGCAAGCATAGTGCCCATCTTACGAGCAGATGAGCTTGAGCCAGCCGTACTTGCTTGATTAGCAAAAAGGATGGTTTCAATATCACGCTTGATTTCGCTAGATGCTTTAGCTAACTCGTAAGCCTTTTGGGATTTACGACCTGCTTTGTCTACGGCTTCCAAAGTACCTGATACTTGGATTGTCTTACCAACGATCTGGGTATAGTTACCAATACGGAAGGTAGGAGAAGCAGTTGTAGCTACAGCATCGTCACCTTCTACTAATGCGTTAGCAGTAGTAGCGGCAGCAAGGCTATCGGTTTGCCATTCGTGATAAACGGCAGTTGCTTTGGATTTAGCCAAAGTAGACATTAAAGGCGTGTCTGTTGGGCTAATCGAATAAATCATATCGCTCAAGTCCTCTCGTAAACCACCTCGAGTGGAGCTTGTGTCATATACTGTAAATGTACCGACTGGGGCTGTCATAATAATTCCTTATAAAAATTGTTCAAATAATTTAGCAGCGTCAGAGACTTTCCCTGACTGTTTAAACTGCTGTCTTAACCGCTTAGTTTTTTCTGCCTCTAAACTACCTTGAGGCTTGCCGACACCAGGTCTTAGCATCTTAGGAGCTTGGTTTAATTTCTTGTTTACCTCGCCCTTGTTCTGCATTAACTTGTCGTACTGCATAGCCTTGTAAAGAGTCAGAACTGCTCTAGAGTCATAGACCTTCGATAGTTCGTCTGCTGAAAACCCTACGCTTTCTGCGTATGAACGGATACTCTTGCGAATAGTCTCGCCCTTTTGTGGGTCTGCATACTCAGGAAGAACTTTAGAGAGCTTATCAGCCTCTTGAGAGACTACTTGCGATAGTTGCTGTGCTTGCTCAGATTGTTGCATTTGTGCAATTCTGGCTTGCTCGGCTCTAATAGCATATAGTCGCTTCTCGTTCTCACTTCTTTCTGCCACCTTTACGGCATAGCCGATTGGGTCAGTTTCTTTCAACTCATCGAGGTTCTCGCCCTGTGTTTGCGATCTGAGTGCTTGCTCGATAATCTGCAAACGCTGTGCGTATGTATCTCGTAGTTGCTTCGCCTGCTCTACAGTCTGTCGCTCGGCTTCTACAGCCTTGCGCTGTTCGGCAAGTGTTTGGGTTTTTTTAGTATAGTCAGCTTCTCTCTGATAGCCTTTTACAAGCTCATCGAGCGACACCTCAGATTCCTGTCCGTCTACTTTGACACGATATCTTGGCTGCTCTACTTCTTGCTCTGCTTCTTCGGAGTCCTCTGAGTCGTACTGTTCTTCGTACTGTTCTTCGGCTTGGGCTTCTGCTGGCTGTGATTGCTGCTCCTCTGGTTGCTCTTGCGAGGCTTCGGAAGCATCCATCATAGCTAGTAAACTGCTTGCAGCTTGATCTACTGTAAGCGATTCATTCCCTTTCGGGGTGATGTTTTCACTCATTTGTTTTCCCTAATTGTTTTGTATAGTAACGCTATACACGCTTTTGTAACAAGTGTTACAAAATCTTCCAACGCTTCTTTTCAATCTCGCTATCTGCTGCGAGTGATTGAAAATGCGCTCTGATCTTTTTGATAGCGAGTTGCATACGATATGCTTCTTCTCGCTCCTCTAATTCGTGTGGTGCAGAGTTCACAATAATGTCGATCTGTGATTGCTCTAATAAATCCATTTCAGACTTAAAAAACTCGTCTCCTAACAAACCTCTAGCTCGTTGGTCTTTCAATTAACCACCGCCTGCACTTGTGGCTGCAGCTTGTCTAGCGTTGTAATCAGCCGTTAACTGTTGGAGTTGATCTACTTGGCTAACAAATGGTATTAACTGTGAACTACCACCGCCAACATTCACATTAGGATTATTGAGGGTTGAGTAAATAGGTTGTTGGTTTGCATCGTAGCCAGTAATGAATCCACCAGTTGTAACTCCTGCTGGTTGAAACACTCCTGGTCTGTATTGCTGTATCGGAGCATTTACAGGTGATGCACCAAACTCAAATCGTGTTGGCAACTGTGCCTGTGGAACATAACCAGCTACACCGCTACGGAACATTGTGCCTTGTGTGCCTACAGGTGTGAATCCTGGTTGCAGACCTGTCTCGCTGTAATACTGACCTGTCTGTGGTGTTCGCAGTGTTTCAGCACCACCAAACTGTTGACCTAAAGACGATAACAATTCATTGATACGCTGGTTAAAGTTTTGAGGAGTCACAGCATTTTGTTGAGTAGCCATTGTGTTAGCTTGGTAAGTATCAGACATAAATGGGTAGTTCAGTCCAGCAGCCTGATAAGCTCTGCCTAGTTCATCGCTTGCTTGGTAGTAACCAGGGTCTTGTGCTGACAATACAGCCTGTCTTTGTCTTGCTTCTGCCAATGCTGCATTTAGATCGTTTGCTTCGCCTGTTTGCTGACCATAAATAGCATCTATCACTACAGATCCTTGTGGCGTTGCTAATATGTTTCTAATGTCTGCTGGATTAGTAGACCTAGATAATGAATTAACAATTTGGCTATATTCTGCGTTTGTTAATGATCCAGCTTGAAAAGCACGATTTACAGCCTCAGTTACCCTTGGTACGCTTAAAGTTTCTACTGGTGTAGATGTATAAGCTCTTGACCTTGCTAATGCCGCAGCGTTTTCTGCAACTGCTGATGGGTTAGCAGCGATTGCTTCTGCGTATCTTCTTGATGCTACAGCTACGCTTGGATCGTTGTCTTTTAATAATTGTGCTGCTGATCTAAGCTGTGCAGCATCAATGCCAAACATGGTTAATGCTTGGTTTACTTGTGCTGGATTGCTAAAGGCATTATCACGCAAATAAGCTGCTACTTGTGCGTCTGTAAAATCATTCGTTGTTCCAGCACCTCTGTTTGTAAAGTTGCTGATGACTGCTAATTGTGTAACAGGGTTTACAAACTGAGCCTGTCTGCCATCAATGGTAGAAATGTTAACTCTGTCTGCTGCATTGGTTGGGATACCATAAATGTCAGTTGTGCCAAATCTACCGCCAAACGGATCAGCCTCAAGGTCTGCCAATGTTAGATTTGTAAAGTCTTGAGTAATGCCACGCTGTTGACGCTCGATAGAAGCTGCTGTTCGTACTGCATCTCTTAATTGGTCTGCCGACAGTCCTTGGCTTTGACCTAAAGACTGAAAATACTGATACTCGTCTTGTGTAGGGTTTCTACCTACTGTTTGACGATAAATAGATGTAAGAGCTTGCGTATCAAAGTTTTGACCTTGCGTTGATTGAGCTAATTGATTCTGTACTTGCTGAACAGATGAGCCACTATTTAACTGTCTAGCAATAGAACTAGCGCTTGCATTAGAGCCTGTTTGGGCTTGAGATATGTACTGAGCTGCTGCTGAGTTCATTTGCGCTGGCGAAATGCCAAAGTTAGCAATACCACCTTGAATCGCTTGGTCTACTGTAAAGCCTTGAGCAACCGATGCTGCGATTGCTTGTGCTACTTGAGCGTCACTATATGCCATTATCCTGGTATCTCCACATTAGATGCTATGCCAGCACCAACTTTGGCTGCTTTTAGCTGTGCTTCTACTTCAAACTCGGCTTTCTTCAGTTCTAACTGTGCTGCTGCTTTTTCCCTTGCTAACTGGATTTCTGCTGCTGCTTTCTCTCTTGCTAACTGAATGTCTGCGAGTGCCTTTTGTCTGTCTGCTTCTACATCTGCCATTGCCTTTTGTTGGGCAATTTGAATCTGTGCCTGAGACTGAGCGATCATTGCTTGTACTGTTGGATCGACTTGTTGCTCTTGTGGTGGCGGGTTAGATAACTGTTGATCGACCTCTGGTGGGATTTCTTTAAAGAACTCTGCCACATCTTTGAAGCCAGCAGCCTCGATAAACTTAGCCATCGTAGTGCGGTATTGACCGACTGATACGAGTGGGTTAGCTGGACCATAATTCTGTAGGATTTGCTCTTGCTTTGCCATTACCATCTGCAACATAGCCATTTGCTCTTGCTTGTTGCCTGTGCCTAGACCTACTGAGATAGACAAGTCGTACTGATTTGACCATGTACGAGGATCAATCTGCTCGTACTTGCCTCTTAAACGAATGATACGGGGCTTGTCTTGGTACTTAGATACTAAGTGTAGGATGCCTTTAAAAAGGCTCTTAACACCTGTTTCTGCAAAGATACGAGCTACTAACTCAATCTTGCCACCAGCAGCCGACATTGTTGCTGCAATCGCAGCAGCCGTAACATTCTGTAGGATGTCAGGGTTTAATCCCTGTTGAGCATCGCTAACACCTGTACGCTTAGACTGTACTGCATCTAAGTATTCCAACATTGGGAACGCTTGATTAGCTACTGGCTGTACATTGAGTGGCACGACAGCATTAGGATTCTTCATGCGAACGATACCACCAGGAGCAACGCTTAATAAGTCATCTAAGTTGACTTGTCCTTCTACTGCGCCCATACGAGCATTGTTTGTCAGATACAAGTTATCTAGCATCTGGCGGGTAATTGTTGACTTCTGCAACTGAATGTCCATTGCACGATCAGCCAACGAGCTACCATAGAACTTGTGTGGGATCGGGATTGGACAGATAGCGTGAAAAGGAATGTAATCCGTTTCTTCATCGCTTAGAATCTCGCCACCAGCATAGACTACTCTGCGTAGTTCAGCGATTCCATCGTCATCCATGTCTGCCATGACATAGCACTCGAATACTTCTACTTCTTCCATCGTGCTGTCCATCGACTGATCGTCTGGCTGCTCAGATTGGTCAAAGCGGGCTGTTCTCTCAGGGCTAAACTCTAGGTCTGTAGAACTTGGTATTGTGGCTACATCTTTAGGATCAAAGCCCATTGCTACTAATTCGGAACGAGTCGTTAGTTTGCGGTGTGCCACAAAAGGTGCATCTTGTATGTTCCTAGCTCTTTTGGAGATTAGAAATTCCTCTGGTGGCACATTCTCTACAACTACATTGCCAGCAGTCTTTTTCTTGCTGACCTTAACATTGTGCGCTCTCATAATCATAGGCATACCCATTGGGTCATTGCCTACAACTTCTTCGACTGTCTCTTGCTCTACGATCTCTCTTGTGCCATCTGACAGTAATAAGACTAACTCATCGTCTGTCAGGTTTTGGTATTCTTCTTTGGTTACTTCTATCTTGGTATCCCAGTAAGCCTTAACGACACCAGTCTTTTGTAGAAGTGCATCCTTAAACCAGTTATGTAGAACTAAGAAGCCATCGTTATCTCGATAGAACACCCAGTTAACATACTCGGTAGCTTGTTTAGCGCCTTGCTCGTCTCCTGGTCCTTTTGGCTCGAAACGAACAATGTCATCGCTTGCAGTAAAGACTCGGACTAACTGAGGTAGCGCACCATCAATGACTTCTGCTACTTCGCCTGTAACGATTTGGCTAC